GACACCGGGAGGACCAGAAACGATCATTGCACGGACATCGCCATTTACAGTGGCACGAGTCATGTTGTCTAGGATATCAAATCGCTCGGCAATACGCTCAATTACTTCTTCGTCAGTCTCGCCCTGTTCTGGTGACACTGACTCTGAAACATCTTCAAAATCACCGATTTCAATATTTTTTGGACTGCCTACCCGAATACGCACAACGTCATGCTCTGGCCCAAAACGTCCATTGCTGCGAACGGTAACAAAACCACCTCGCTTGCCTTCTTTGTAATCTTTGACTAACTCAAATGTCTGATTATAAACATCAAATGTGCGGTATTTGCCTTCGTGTACTAAAACTTGTGTCACGATAATGCCCTTTCGTCAGTGAATGAAAGAGTAGTATAACAACTCGCATGAACGATTGCAAGTGCTTAACACCAGTTTCTAACAATAACTGGGTCTTTGACATCAACAATATTGGGTGTTCCATGAAAAGCCAAAACTGATGTATCAACAGGTATAACAGGGTCTTTCGTTTTTGTGAATCGCAAGCCGTGGCATGTTTTCTCTAAGTCATTCCGGTCGCGTATTTGCCACTTATAACTTTGAATCCACTTCTCGGGGAAGAATTGTAATTCATCACGACATAAATGCCAAATCCAGTCTTGGTCACCACGAAACTTCTTGGTTATAGACTTGTGGTTTTTTTCAAACTCCGTCCATATTTCGGTTTGTGTTTTTGCTGGCCACTTCATAACAGCACTGCCTAGTTTAACCCAGTTTCGTCGGAATATTCTAGAGAGGTCTTGCAAACCAACAAATTGGTTTGGTTGGTATCGGATAAAGTGGTCAATATTATTGACAATCACCATATCCAAATCAAAGTATAAGTTAATATCGCCTGATGAAAAATGATTGGGTGAAAATATATAAGGCTTATACCACCAGCCAGCCAAATCCGGCACATCAGGTAAATTGATAATTTCTATATCAGATGATATCTTATCAGTATTTTCTGTAAAACATATAAATCTGTGTTTAAGCGTTAGATGCCGAGACACCATATTTTTGAGTCTATTGACATACTCATGGTCATACTTTGTACCATGTTTAACGCAAATAACATTTAACATAAGGAGTATAAAATATTTACTTGTCTAGTTTAGATTGGTCAATACCGGCATCAAGAAGTATCTGATTAACAAATTTAGGCAAACCATCAACGCGGTAGCCATATTTGTTCATTATACCTACCCATAATGGGGCTCGCTGAACAACTAGTTTATCTTCGCTCCATTCTGAACCAAGATGATGACCTACTTTTTGTGTGTCAAATTGTTCAATTAGCCCAAGTCTATCGTCAAAATTTAATTTCTTTGGTGGATCTACATAAAGTTTTTTAATCTCTTCAACATCGGTTAATTCTTTGTGAGTTTGATACCTACCAGTCCAATCATTTACTAGGCAAGGAACGGTCATATTATGCTTTTGTGCTATCCACAAACGACTTCCACCTACTGTTGTTTCTAAAAAAAGTAGTTTCTTAGGGTTGGTTTTATGCATTTCTGGAGGGACACAATCCCATGAGCGTTTTTTGGGTGGGCCGCATGTTATTGTTATTGGATTGCGAAAGCCTTCTGCTAAAATACTTTTTTCAAGTCTTTTATAATGGCCGCATATTTCATCAAGTCCAGATTCAAATTCTGCAATAATTTTGCTTCTTTTTGTTCTTCCCTCTTTAGTCCAATCCGTCCATACTGAATTATGACCGCCGCCACACCTTCCAACCATACCAAAAATATGCTTGGCTGGTATATTAACATGCACTACACGATAGCCTTTATTATTCATTTCCAATAATCCAATACCCATGGCTGAGGCTCGGCCTTAAATTTCCAAGATTTCCATGATTTTGTTGCGGCATCTGGTATAGAAGGTTCGCCGTGAAAGCATACAATTTTTGCATTATTTGGCAATCCATTAGCACAATGCACTTTGAAACTTACTATTTGTTCAGGATACAAATCTTGCCAGTATTTAACACTATTTCGTAAAGTATTGCCGATAAAAACTTGGTCTCCGTGTGGATGAACCGACTCAATTGCTTTTTCTGGATTCTGTATAAAACTATTCCAAACATGATTAAATTTTCCCACATTCCAAGACATTACACCAGAAGCAGATTGTGTTGCGGTTCTGGCTAGCCCCCAGTAAAAATCTTGCAACATAACTAACCCATCTGTATTATCCATCAAGAGGTAATCAATATTGCCTGTAATCAGCGTGTCTAAGTCTAGATAAAATATGTGTTCGTCTTTAGCAAACGGCACTTCATTGCTGAACAACCAGATTTTATTCCACCATGAGGCAACTGTAGCAGAGTATGGTAAGTCATGTGTTATAACGGTTTGAGCAATTCCCGCTTTATTGTCAGTAAAGCAGTGGAGTTCAAATGGTAATGTGCAATTTCTTTTAATGCCATTATACAGCCGATTGACATATTCTGAGCCGTATTTCTCTCCCCACTTTAAACAAATTATTTTAATCACAGAGATTCCTCAGAATGTTTTTGGTTGTATCGAGTTTCAATAGTATCAATTATTTTTTTACTGATATCATGCCAAGAATTTTCAAGTGCTTTTTGTCTGGATTTTTTTATATCAATTGCATCCAGTGTAGATTGCCAGTTGATTGTAGAATCCCACTCAATGTGTCTGGTTGTGTTTAAACGATCTTTATTCACCAACCCTTTAGGACTAAGAATTAACGCACCAGATGTGGCATTTTCAATTATAGCTTGTCCAACGCTTTCTTCGTGCGTAACACAGAAAATATGTGATTTTGAGTATTCTTTACAAGCATCTACATATGATATTCCTTTTCTATCATATCGCTCTATAGTAAAATTATCTATATCAACAATTTCTACTTCACCAGAAACAAATCGTCTGACTTCAACTGAATCAAACCCGTGATCCTTATACACACCAGAATGTATTAAATTTCTGATATTCATAAGAGTATCAAATGAACGATCTGATGCATTGTGATTAAATGCAGAATGATCTACGAGAATGCTAAGTTTCTTGCGTGGTTGTTTGCTTTTTATTAATCGTGAATCTGCAGCCCATCCTATCAAAACATTGTTATCATGATGTCTTTGATACCTATTATTTGAAGATCCAAGAGGATACCTCCAGTCATCATCCCTAAAGGTAAATGTCACATCTACAGGATCTGAATCTAAGCGACTGCCATCATATAATTGACAAAGAATGCCTTGATAACGATCATATAAAGATTGTCCGATTGCTTGTGGCAACTGACTAAAGTATCTAAGACCTAATGCGACTATGCCATGATATTTTTCAACATCTAAATTTTCAAACCATTGAGAAAGTTCTTCGTCAGAATCAAATGGCGGGACTGCTAAAAAATCTATCTCAATATCAAATGTTCTTAATTCATGATATAGATAATAGCACCATACGGATGTAAAACTATTAACCTCTTTTTTACTTTTTGGAATGCCTGATTTGGGTGACAATAATAATATTTTCATTTTTAATGTTGCCCAAACCATGTAAGACTTTTATCCAGCCATGGCAACACTAAGTCTCGCTGTCTTACATGCCCAAACCGTTTTAAACTTTTAGATGCTGATTCTGGTATTAATCCGCATTCATCCAAATCATACCAAGTTGTTGTTCTTGGATTCATTGGTGGCTGTTCGCTTTTATAAACTATTGCGTGGAGCCATGGATCATTAACGCCTTTTTTAAAAAATCCATCGCGACAGTCAAATCCATTAACTGCTAATTGGTGAATTAAAGAAACCACAGTATGATTATGATAACACCCGGACCATTGATCAAATGCCAACTCATTAAACTCCACATTAGTAAATTGTGGAAGAATTAAGACCACCATTCCACCCGGTGTTATTTTATGCCACCATTCGGCAAGGGTTTTGAGAGGGTTCAAAACATACTGAAAAGAATCATGACACCAAACTACATCAAATTTCTTTTCATCGTCAAAATTTTCGAAATCTCTTTGTAGATATACTATGTTTTTATGATCCCTAGCAGAGCGAGTTGTTTTTACTAAATCAATACCAGTACATTTAATATCTAATAATTCTGGACTATCCTCATCACGTGTAGTTCTTGTTGCCCACCATTCAAGATCAAGTCCCTCTTCGCCACATCCCATGTCGGCGAGAGTTTCGACACTCTCCATAAAATCATCAAATTCATACAACAAACGCAATGTTTGCAAACTATGTTTATGGCTTTCTGTTGGTGTGGTAAATGGTCTATACATTATTAAACCTGAATATCTTCCATACCAGCAGCACGCAACCTAACAATATGGCCCGACATCCACTGTTTGTTATCTAAACCTTTCATTATTCCGAGCCAGCGATTACGCATTAGTGCAACTTCATTAATTATAGTTTCAAAATCAACCACTTCATCCTCGCCATCTACATATTTTTCAGCATCACGACTGGTCAACGCACGAGCATAGTTTTCCAGATATTTTTGAAAGTGGCGTCTGCGAACACGTTTCAATTCTATGTTAAGATAACTCAATACCGCTTCAATTTCTTGTAACTGATTGAACCTATGTTCAGTAATACCCGGTAGGTCTTTTATATTACGCTCAACCATACCAGAGAGTTTGCATTCACCTTTAGCATCTTCTAATTCACTTTCATAGTGAGCAAGAAAATTTGGTATTTGACCTAGGTCATTTGTTATACGGCTATACCACATAAGATGTTATTCGTCTTCATCCTCGTAAAAGTAATCATCCTCTGGGTCATCTATATCCATCTCAACATCAGGATGCTCTCGTTGAATAACTTCTTGCATATCTGTGTCAGATTTAAATGCTGCTACTATTTCATCAGGTGCAAAGTCATAATCACCTAAGAGGTCTACCACAACTTTTGCAGCATCTTCTCTTTCGGCATAGTTAATATAACTTTTTAACTCAATCCACAAATCATTTGCTAAGTCAATCGACATTATCTTCCTCCGGTTCATCTGGCACGTCTGGTGCATCGGTACTTAGCACTTCTTCTTTTTTTACAAAGTCTTGCATCAACAAATCTAAACAACCATCGTCGTTTCGTTCCCAAGCCTTGCGGAATTGCTTGACTTCTTCACCCGAAGGGGTGGTAAATTTTAGTTTATTGCCGTCTTTTTCAAGCAACCCTTTCTTTTCAGCAAGATCTACGAGACCACTATATGGGTTCATTCCCGACTCATAAGGAATCTTAACTTGAACACTCTCAAAAGGTTTTGCATAACGAGTTTTCATTACCTTACATCCAGCACGAATACCTTTTACATCAGAAATTTTGTTGCCATCTTCGTCTTCTTTAAGTTTCATCTTCTTCATTGCTACCACAATAGAAGAAGCATACACAAATCCCTGACCACCACTGATTTTGTCGTCCGGGTCAAACATATCTTGACTTGCATAGGTGTGATTTGTGCAAACCATACCTACATTATATGCACCAAACATATTGACACAGTTACGCACAAGTGCAGTCAAACTCTTTGCTTTTCTACCCAAATCACCTTTCATATCACCTGATTCAAATTGATTGACATCAGTAGGTGTAAGCATCATGCCAAGAGAGTCAATAATAAAAAGAACCTTTGGCTTTTCTTCATCTGGGAGATTTTTGTAATCAGTCATAAATGTGCTAATGGTTTTAGCAACATCATCAACCATGGCCATGCTAAGACGAAGTAGTTTGTCTTCACTTGTATCAACGCCAAGTGCTTGTAACCATGTCTCATCAAGTGCATTTTCTGTATCAACAAGAACTACATAAATTCCTTGTTCTTGGGCATGACGAGCGATATTTCCCGAGCACATGTAACTTTTACCACTTCCGCTTTCCCCAGCGAACACCGTCACTTTTCCAAGTGGAACACCTTTATCAAACTCACCCGAAATAAGGTAGTTTAGAGCATAGTTTCCTGTACTAATCCAGTCAGTGGGGTCATTAAACCCAATTGAAAGTCCATCAATAGACTTTGTGATTTGTTTTCTAAATTTTGAAACATCAAATGGTTTCGGCATAGTTTTTCCTAAGTGGTTTATACGTAGATTTATCGCGATATAATATAGCGAATTATTTTTAAATTAATTGAATAGAAAAAGAGTAGGGGCATTGCCCCTACTCTTTTTTGGAGTTAACTAGACTGTCTAGACCGAATCATAGCCAAAATATCTTCAGCCTTCTGGGTTCCAGTGTCAGCCTTTGGCTCAGTATCTGCTTCAGCAGGTGCTGGTTCTGGCTGAACGGTTGACTGGGCAGGTTCTGGTGACGACTCTGGTGCTGGTGCTGGTGCAGTAGAAACACTAGTGCCAGATGGAGCAGACATTCCTGCTGGCCGGTAATATGCACCAAACCGGTCTGGGTCGTATGCCTCGCCATCAACACTGGCTTCAAACATCTGTTTCATAACACGAAGTCCTTCCTCAGATGGTCGGTTCGGCAAGAATTCAGAAAGGTCATATAGTCCATGGGTGCTAATTGCTGCTTGTTCTTCTTCGGTCAGTGGTGTTTCTTTACGTGACCACTTAGAAGTAGAATAA